AGTGTAAGGTAAGGCACGCAGGACGGGGCGAATTGACGGGGGTGGGAGTGGGTGGGGTCGCCCGCAGAGCCTTATATGACAGTTCCACAGGGTTTCTCACTTTCCGATCAGCGCAATCGACTTGTCCAGTTCCTGCTTGAGCGTGTCGATGTCTATCGCCTCGGTGACTTGCTCTGCTCTCGTCTCGAACACTCCTGATGCTTTCGCCATCAGCTCTAGTGCTCTGAGCCTTACGTTGATTGGGACTGAGACATCCTCGCTATGCTTGAACCATTCATTCATCACGTATCTACGTGCCATGCGATCATCGCTAATGATCATCTCTTTCTTGGCTTGTGTGAGCGGTTGTAAAAGTAAAGTGATATTCGCATCAGCTAGAAGATCGTTCACCCTCGATTGAATCGTTGCGCTTGTAAGGTGGTCACATTTGAATGCACTCATATAAGCCGTTACAGGTGTCATGCCATCTATTACGTTACTGGCAAATGCTAACTGTCTCTTCGTTAATCGCTTGTCTCTGCCTGATGGTTCATCGGTCTCTTCTGTATGTAATCCATATGGCAGTCCGTTTACCTTAGTCTTTACCTCTACTGATTCGATATACGTCCGCCTCGCTTCGCTATCAATCCCCCGCTTTGGAATGTCTACACCATTCTTAGGTTGCGTGTTCACATTCTCTTTAATCACGTCTGCCAGTAATTCTGCTTTGCCCATCTGATTCCCCTCTATGTTTAAACAATACGTCACTAGCTCACATAATGAGCTTGTCGCTCTACGTTGTCAATCATGTTTCTACTTTGTTCACTTCTATGTCACCCATGCAAGTTTACTAGCTCACTACATGAGCCTCTGCCAACTACCATACATTTGCCTGATCGTCTTCGACATTTTCCCGCTCGGTTGCAAAAATGCGACACCAGTACTGTATATCCATACATACCGTTTAAACCGCATTACAGGGCTTTAGAGACGTTTTGTGTCTACATGAGGCAAGTGCATTAGTACACACGTGAAAATGCCGTGGTGAACCGCACCCTTATATCTACTGGCTTGCAGGGTTGGTCTTATATAAGACCTAAAACAGGCTGAATTCTTCCCTATATATAGGGCTGACTTGTGGCAATAACCCTACAGATTACTCAATCATTTATACAAAGTGTTTACACGTTGCAATTGATTGTGTGTATACTTCAAGGGTTGTTTAGTTTTATGCCTCCACCATATGGCATTAGTTCAGATCCTCTCCCATCCACTATGGGTTTGAACACGAAAAGGCTTGCCTGACCTCGGGTACGTAAAAACGAGGTAGCTAGACAGAATCTAGTGTCGCTTGGGACGTAACCAAGCAATTAAATTTCGGTGGCTTTCCGCTGACCGAATAGACAGATGCCTGACGTGATCCGTAGCGATTGCGCTTATCAGGCTTGTAGGGTGTTTCTCATTGCCTGTTATGAGCAGGCAAGAGGATGCATCCCGCATCTCTTATGGAGGCTTTATGAAATCAATCAAATTTTTTCAAATCCTTTCTTTTATCGGTCTCGACTTTAAAACCAAAACCCCAGTATTCCTGCAATACGAAAGCATTTACCCAATCGAAACCGAGACTGGTGCTATTCCCGCTAACTTCTTTCTTTAATCGGAGGGCTTATGCAGTTAAACAATGAGGCTTTAGCCGAGGCTTATGAAAATGCTTGGCGGGCGGTTAAACGCAAGCCTTGCATCATTGACGTTAAGCCACATGGTTGGTTTCATGTCCGTAAAAATGGGATGACCACTCCCGAAAGTGTCCGAGCCAACAGGCTTATCGAGGGGTTGGTAGTACTGACCCAACAATTAGTTGACAAAAAATAGGAGGTTTTATGCAATTCCAAGGCAAATTGTGGCAACGGTATCAAATCTATTTGGCTTGCACTAGCGAGTCACCACCCAAAAGCTTTGATGAGTGGCTTAGCTCATAGTAAGACCCATCTCAATGCCTCCCCTTGGGGGCATGAGGATGCGCCTTGCATCGATTTATTTAGGAGACCTATGGACTTCGATAAAGCATTAAAAGCATTACCAATCAACACCAGTTATGACTTTTTTTCCCATAAAACAATTGACGATCTAGCTTATGTTTGCCTACATGAGTTGGATCTACACGCAGAGGGTGAGTACAAGGTTGCGCTCCCGCTCCGCAAAAAGTATTTGAAATTCATCCTGAAATATGGTTCTGATCACCATAAATCAGAGGCAAATCAGGTGTTCAAACAGGGACTGAATCAGACCCAATGGTATGACGGTGACGATTCATTCGACTCAGATAAACATGGATATTAGGAGGGCTTATGCCTATCAGAAACTTCGTAGCAAAGCACGCAAAGCGTTGTGGTGCAGGTAGCCACACCGCCCGCAAGTATTCCCGCAAACAAAAACACAAGGAGGTTCTATGACCCAAGCTTTACGTGAGCAATGGCTCAACAATGCAGTCACATCGGTGCGTGGCATTTTCCACGCTAACGGTTTCCCCATCCCTGATCACGTCAGGGTCTCTTGCGGTTTCCCATCCAAGCGGGCACGCAGTTTGTACCGCAATGTCGGTGAGCACTTCTCACCTGATGCATCGGAAGATGCGACTCATCAGATCTTCATCTCGCCTGTACTCGATGACTCTGTCGAGGTGCTCGGTGTGCTGATGCACGAACTAAGCCACGCAGTCACAGGCTCATCGCATGGCACAGAGTTTAAACATTGTGTCCGCAAGGTGTGGCTTGAGGGCAGTCTGACTCAAACCAAGGTGGGTAAGCAGTTTCGTGAGAATTTTGCCCCGATCCTTGAATCGCTTGGGATCTACCCTCATGCCAAGCTAAACGTAGCCAGTAGCTACAAGGTGCAGTCAACACGTATGCTCAAGGCGGTATGCGGTACGTGCGTTGAGCACAAGCCTGACGGCACAGTCAAGAGTCAGTACACCATCCGAGTGGCTAAGGGATGGGCTGACAAGGGTTTACCTACGTGCCAATGCGGTACGCAATTCGTTTTAGCTAATTAATTTTTTCTCGGAGGCTTACCTTGAATATTCCAAAAATCATTTCCCTGCTCCCACGCACCGTAGTACAGGTGGTGCTTGACCAACATGGCGCAAAGCTTGCGCCCAACTGCGCCTTTACTGGTAACCCTGTTGATGACAATCAGTTCGTGGCAGACCTGATCAACGGTGGCTACGTCACCATCGATGAGGTGCGCAACACCAAGCCATCATCTGTTTTACAGGGTGTGCCTGATGACATCCGCAAGTCGGTGACCGATGCGCAAGTCAAGGTTGACAAAGCCTTGGCACAAGTCGATGCACTACGCACGACTGCTGACAGATCCCTTGACTCTGCGTTGCAACAGTCAACACAGATTGCCAAGGACTTCAAGATCTTGGCAGACCGTTTAAACGTCAAGATCGATGCGGTTGAAAAGCCTGATCCCAAGGTCATTGAAGACACCATTCGTGCTGAGGTGTCCAAGCTTTTTGCCTCATTCAAAAAGACCGCCACCAAGGAGGTTATCGCTCAGGTGGCGCAGTCAGTACCGAACGTCAAGCGTGCCAAGGTCAAGGACGTGTTCGATGGCGCACTCAGCTATGAGTACGGTGGCGAGACCATCGACTTTAGCAACATGGACATCGAGGTGTGGAACGATCCATCCGCTCCCGCACGTGTCGATGACTACGTGTTCGATCCTAAGCACCTGCATCAAGCCTTGGTTGCGCTCGATGATCCCCTGCCTGACAACGTGTGGCTTGCAGGTGAGCGTGGTACTGGTAAGACCGAGTTCGTGACTCAGGTTGCATCCCGCCTCGGACGTAGACTCTTCCGAGTCAACTTCGATGAGGCGATGGAGCGTGCCGAGTTCATCGGTGGCAACACCATCAAGGATGGCAACGTGGTGTGGAAAGCGGGTGTCATCACTCAAGCAATCCAACACACAGGTGCGCTGATAATACTCGATGAGGTTGGCTTTGCAAGAGCGCAGTCAATTGCAGTACTGCACTCGCTCTGTGAGCGTAGCCCACACCGCTCTATCGTTATCGCTGAGACAGGCGAACGCATCGCAGTCGCATCGCACGTTGCGTTTTTCTGTGCCGATAACAGTAACGGATTCGGTGACCAGTCAGGCAACTTCGCAGGTGTGCGTGATCAGAACACCGCATTCATTGATCGCTTTGGTTACACGTTGCGCTTTGAGTACCTGCCCTTTGCTGATGAGGTCTCGCTTGTGTCTAAGCGTACTGGCTTACCAGTCGATGCCTCGGAGGTGCTGATCAAGTTCGCTACGGTTGCACGTGAGAAAGCTAAAGCAGGTGTGCTGACTCAACCACCAAGCCTACGTCAGTTGTTTGCTTGGGCACGTGCGATTACCAAGGGTGTGCCAGTCGGCATCGCCTTTGAGAATGCAATCGTTAATAAGTTCCCCGCTGATTGCGAGGCTGAGTTGCGTGGTGTATTTTCTGCCACCATCGATGTCAACAATCTCAAATCATTCTTAACTAAGTAAGGAGGCTTTATGTTAGCAATCAATGCTAAACGTGGTGTCGAGTCTACTGTCGAGCGTGTGTTCGGTTCGACAGGCAATGAGTTCTCTCAGTTGCAAGTACTGTGGACTGGATCTACCGCAGGCATCATCTTCAAGCGTGTCGGTAATACGGTGGATGCCAAGATCGTCTTCCCCTCCATCGATGAGGGTGCGGAGATGAAACGCTCTACCTTTAATAACCTGATCGGCTATGCGATCCATGAACTCGGTCATGCATGGTTCACCGAGAACAAGCCTTGGGACACCGCTCGCAATGAGCATGGTCAATTCGTTGGCAATCTTATTAATGGTCTTGAAGATCCTCGCATCGAGCGCAAGGTCATCGAGTCAGGCTATGCCCCGAATGCCAAGGCATTGTTTGAGGAGTTGCTCAATTCGATTCTTAAAAAGCATGGCTACGTTGATGCGGACGATCTCAAGAACGTACCGTTTTTACTCGCTGTTGAGGGAAGACGTTTAAACGGTTACCACATCGATGCGCCAAGCATTGTTGATGATGCCCCTTGGTCTGCTGATCTACGTTGGGCTTTAGCCGAGGCGCAGGTAGCACCCAACACCTACCGCATTGCAGAGATCGCAATCGAATTGTTCAAACGTCTCAAGGACTTTGAGCCTGAGCCTACCGATGGCGAGGATGAGGGTGGTGACCAAGAGCGTGACGGTGATCAGCCTGTCGAGCATGGCGATAAGCCTAGTGACAAGCCACCGACTGAGGACGGTGACAAGGGCGGTGATGGTGATCCTACCGACAAGCCTACTGACGGTGACAAGGGCGATCAGGATGGCGAGAAGGGGTCTGAGGGAGGCGATCAGCCTGCCGATAAGGGTGAGCCTACCGATGGAGATAAATCGTCTGAGGAGGGCAAGAAAAACGGTGGCGGTAAGGAGTTTGCAGGCGGGCGCAATGTTGAGCCATCCGAGTTCATCGAGGGTGAACTCAAGGATCAGCGCACCGAACTTAACCCACGCTTAGATAGCCGTCCTAGTTCAGCTAAACCAACGTATGCCACATTCGAGTGGCGATAAGGAGTCGTATGCTAATCAATAAAACACAAGCGCAGATGTCTTACTCTGTCGAGTTCAACTCCGAGCCTAGCGGTCTCGGTGCTACCAAGGCTACCATCCAACGCATCTTGCGTAGCCTTGACCTTGTCGGTTGGAATACCCATGAGGAGACAGGGCGGTTAGATCGCAAAGCGTTTACACGCTACGCAACAGGCAGTACTGCGATCTTCTCTAAACGGCATCACGTTGAGGCGCAAGCCTCTGCGGTCACCATCTTGATTGACTGCTCAGGATCGATGGGCAATGGGCGCAGAATTCAAACCGCCCAATCGGTTGCAATCCAGTTGAGCAAGATGCTTGACAAAGCAAATGCATCATTCAACGTGGTTGGCTTTCATGGCGGGTATGGTCATGCAAGTCAGAGTGCTACTGGGGCTACCACCGATACCATCGTGGCATCGGTAGAGTACACCGAGTTCATTCCATTCAAGACTTGGAATGAGTCATTGACCAAGGCATCTGCCAAGCTTGGATCAATCAGCGGGTGGGCAAAGCATTCCACTCCCGACTACTCTGCCCTATCCATAACCTTGGAGGAGTTGAGCAAGCGGGATGAGCAACGCAAGATCCTGTTCTTCCTGACTGATGCCGACTCATACACCAAGTCGCACATGGTTCACCTGCAAGGGATTGCCGACAAGCTAGGCATTAAAATAATAGCAATCGGTGTCGGCAAGACAGAGGTTGAGCAATGTTTCAAGATTGCTCAAAACGTAGAGAACGTCAACAATCTAGCCGATGCATCCTTTGGCAAACTGCTCAAGGAGTTACGCTAATGTGGGGGGCTATGCCCCCCGATGGGGGGAGTATGGAAGATGACAGTTCTCAGTTTGAAAGCCTGATGGAGTTGATGGGCAATCAAATTAACGGCAAGGACGTGGACATTGTAGTGTCGGTACTCGCCTTGCTACTCGCTAATGCGGGTTGCATGGGCGGTCTTCCACCGCATTCGCTTTCGCAGTACGTCAACAGGGTTTTGGCTCAGGTATATGAGTCCAACGATCCAAGCAATGAAACCATTCATTAGGGGAAAAAATGAAACACTTTATTGATCGCTTGTGGGATGTTGCTTTGTATGTTGTGTTGGTTGTATTCGTTGCCAACTTTATTCGTGGGGTTGTTTAAACAATGAGACCAACACCAGTTGTAAAAGTTGTAGATCGTGAGGCTCAACGTGCGGGCTATAAAAAGTCATCACGTTGGAAGTTGTTTCAACAAATACTTGAACGTGAAATTAAGGAGCGTAAGAATGGATAGAGCATGGATAGCGTCTGAGTTACGGTCACAGATTGCTTACTACACCGAACTCACCGTCAACGAGCATATGAGTGGCAAGTTAGATAAGGAGGCTGACAAGGCTTGGAAAAAAGTTGATCAGTTAATTAATAAACTTACAGAGGAGGTGAAGTCATGACTTATGAACAATTAAAAGACTTGGTAGGTGAGGACAATGCAGTCAGGGTGTATGACTACTTCGTTGACTTTACCGTTGACAATCTTGTGCAGTTGGTACTGGATGGTTACACCCCCAGTCAATTGCTTAACTTAGCAAAGGAGTTGAACGATGATTAATCCTGATCGTTGGTTACAAAGTTGTGCGGAAGATACGGAAGACTGCGAAATCCGTTGGGAGGAAGAGAACGAAATGGTTCTTAAAGAGATTCGTCAGTTCGGTGTAAACCCTGCGGAGTGCGACTTGCACGACAAGGTTTATCCGTTGCAAAGTGAGTTGATGCAAGCACTTGCAAAAGGTGACGATGCAACCGTTTTATCCATCATGCGCTCTATCTTCGATGTTGAGGTGGCGAGCATGACTGATCGTTCAATTGAAAATTATTAAGAGGACTTATGCACACACAAAATCAAGTAAGACTAAACCGAGTTGTTTTAGATGTAATGTCAATTCAGCATTTAGTTGAGACAAATGCAATAAGTGATAAGGAGGCTTTGCGTAACTTTAATAAAGCTTTTGATACATTGATAGACATCAGGGATCAATCCCCTGACGATGACATCCAAGGCTATGTTGAAACCGTATGGGAACACATAGCCAATCTAACCTTGAAATGATGCTAGATCCCCCCTTTGACTTCGGTCATCGGGGGGCTTTTTTTTTGTCTTAAAATTGTGCAAGCCGTTTAAACGCTCTTAATCGGTGCAGAACTTTTCAAACACAAAAACGCTTGCAAGGCTTTGATTACAAAATAAAATTTCAATAATTTATTTTGAAATTGTTTCACCTTATGGGTACTATGCTGAATGCCTATTGTTTAAACGCTACATTCAGGTTCTTAGAATGCCTCTTGCTCAAAGTACGTGCCTGTGACCTTGTTGTACCCCAAAGTAGTTTCTCCCTGAGTTCCTATCCAACGATAGCGACACTTCCAAACGGCTAACTCAACCCCATGATCCTTTGTACGATGGATAGTGATACCGCAGTCAGCCTTAGCCCACCATGCCATCGATCCGCTGATCGCCATGCCGTCAGGTCTTGGCAGATCCATGCCTGATCGAGTGATCTTGCTTGGATGGGCAACAAACCAAATATGCACCCCATAAGCCTTAGCGAATGCCTGTATGCGTGTCAACATCCCTGAGATGAACTCATGCTCCGCTTGACCACCCTTGTTCTCAATGTAGTTGTACGGATCAATCACCAAGCCACGAATACCCATGCGGACTACAGCTATCTTCGCCCGCTCTAGGATCGAATCGATTGTTGCGGGTTCAGCACCCTCGGAGTCTAAGAACAGGAAATGCTCTTCAACGAATTTAAACGCATCGTCACGATCAGCGTCCGTCATTCGGTTAGTGCCGTCAAAGAATCGTTTCTCTTTGTAGATCTCCATCAGGCGGGAAATGTGAATCTCTGGTTGGTTCTCGAAAGAACACAGACCAAACTTCCAGTCGTGGGCTTTGGCTAAGTTGATCATTAGCTGATCCACAAAGTTGGATTTTCCGCATGACGGATAGCCAGTAACAATGGTAAGCTGACCCTGTGCTACGGTATAAATTTCATCGACATTTGAGTAGCCAGTTGATAGACCTTTGCCCGTACCCTTACCCCACAAGTCGTTTAAACGATCTGCAAACTTGCTGGCGGAAGACAATCCTGCTACTGGATAGGGTTCTGCCTTTTCGATGATCTCAAGAACCACGTCTTTCCCCTTGTCTAGGAAAGCCTCATTCAGATCCTTGTAGGCAAAGTGGGCAATGCGACACTTGTCCTTGCCGATGCGCCTAGCCAGTTCCTCAGCCAATGCCTGCCCCGCAGTATCAGTATCGGTTGCGATGGTAACGTATGGCACTTTATTCAAAACGTCCACCGCATTCCAAACGAATGCAAACTTCTTATCCTCCGATGCATCTACTTTTCCGTCAGATACTTTCATTGGCGCACCGCTTGGTACTGAAAGCACATTTTTCAGACCGCACTCAAGTAGGGTCAACGCATCGATCTCGCCCTCGACAATGATCACAGGCAATGACAGATCTATTTTGTCTATCCCAAAAAAATCTTGCGCCCCGCCCGCATCTTGCGTGAAATCTTTTGATTCAATCGAGCGATACTTTGCAGAAACAAACTGCCCATTACGGAAATAAGGAAAGCCGATTGCATCGGTCTTCTTTTCTAAACGCTGAAAGTATTTTTCTGCGGGGAATAATTGCATATTCTCCGCAGTTTGTGCGGAGATTCCCCTCGACTTTAAAAAATCATAATGTTGTGCTTGTAATTTTGTTGTGTCTAATGTTCTCATTGGGATCACGTTGCTCTCCGCTCTACGATAGGTTGTTGTTTTAGAAAATGGTACGAAACCACCGATATGGCAATGGAAACAATGGTACTTCCATCCATCTGCCTTGGCGGTGATGTCAAAATCTTTTTGATTATATTTTTTTCGCTCATGTGAGCATTCGGGACACGCAACCCTTATGCTATCAGGGACGTGCAAAGATGATACTAGTTGTTCTACTGCACTCATAAGCCTCCTACGATTTACTTCTTGGGTTTATTTATTTTAACACTATGGTCACTATTCCTTGAGAAAGATCTATTCTCTGATGCAGACTTTACTCGTAGATTTTTCGGTGAGTTAGTACCACCTTTGGATAGCGGGATGACGTGGTCTATTTCTTTGCCATCACCCTTTTTTACTTTGCCCGCCTTGATTGCCTCTCGTCTTGCTTTGTTTCTTGCAACACGATTCTTAACTTGCTCAGGTGAGTCTAAGTACTTCTCTTCTTTTTTGTAGTTTCTTGGTTTGTTAACGAAAGGCATAACCTGTTCCTATATATATTATTACTGTTTCTATACCTGCCCTCTTGGAGGAGGGCAGACCTAGCCTAAACTAGGTTGCCTTCACAATCTCTGCCCACATGGTATCGATTGACCCGAAAGACTTTGCGTGCAACGGACTCTTTCTTCGCCATCCGTTTCTGATCTCTAATGCACTAACCGTAGTATCAGCAATACACGTCTCGCCCCTACCGTTTTTCATCGTCAAGCGAAACAGGATTCCATCTTACTGAAATTTGTATGCGGGTTGCAAGTAAATTTTAAGAACCTAGGGTATTTACTCACGAACAAAGTTTAAACGTGTGGTCACAGCCAGGCGGCGTAAGCCCGGCTTCCATGCATAGATGTTGTTTAAACGTGTCTTTGCTTCTAACAAAAAAAAAGAGAGTACCGAAGTACTCTCTAAACCATCATCGTGAGGAGATTGCAAGAAACGGTTTCATTGTATTTGAAGTTGTGTATAATTACAACAACCTTGCAGAAGATCTAAGCCTCCGAAACTTGGTAGACCAGTAGGTCGGAAAGCCACCCTAGCGGTGGCTTTTTTTATACCTTCTCGGATACTTCTATCTCGCACCTTGGATTCTCTTTATCCACACCCATCCAGTAGATATGCTTTTCTTTTACCTGACGGTCGTTGGCATAAGCCACGTCTTGCAGTAGGTCAAGGATTAACGATTCATCTAGATCGGGTCTGCGTGATGCGTACCATATACGAATCGTTACCGCAACGTCTCCAGAAAACAACATTTGCTTCTGGCTTTCTGCCTGTTGTTTAAACGACTTGCTATACGACAATGCCTTTGCGGACTTGATAAACATTGACTTGCCGTGAATGAAGACCTGCCTACGTGAGTTTGCTTTACTGGCGGGTTCACCTAATATTTTTAGTAATAACATTTGCATTCTTAAAAAGTTTGTATTAACATCTATGTTCGTATTAACAATTTGGAGGCTTAATGAAGATCACGAACAACCACAATGTTCCCGAAACGTTGGTGGCTCTCGCAAGTAGAGACTACTACACTAAGGGCGCATCTGACTACTCAGTCACAGAAATCATCTCCCCGCCACGTATACAGAGGCTCAGGCGCAAGCATTACGATGAGATGGAGCAAGATGTATCCGATATGCTTTGGATGCTCCTAGGGACTGCTCTGCACGTTGTAGCCGAGCGTTCTGAGGTAGACGGTCACACCAATGAGGAACGTCTATCTGTTGACATCAACGACATCGTTCTCTCAGGTGCTATTGATCTGCAAAAGAATGATGCAGACGGCATCACAATCACAGACTATAAGTTCACATCCGCATGGGCATTGATGCATGACAAGCCTGAGTGGGAACAACAACAAAACATCTATAAGTACTTAGTCGAGCGGGTTAAGAAGACCCCTGTCAAGGCTTTGAAGATCTGCGCCTTTGTACGTGATTGGTCTCGCAGAGAGGCAGAGGTCAAGCCTAACTACCCGCAATCTCAAATCCAAGTGATCGACATTCCGATGTGGACGTTTGACCGCACCGAGCATTACATCAAAGAGCGCATCGAGATGCATCGTGACTCCAAGGTAAGCGCAGATTGGAATGAAGAACTTCCATTGTGTACCGAGGAAGACCGTTGGGTACGTGAAACAAAGTATGCAGTAAAGAAAGATGGTCGCAAGACTGCGGTACGTGTGTTTGATACACACGAAGAGGCAAAAGAACTTCTCAAAGAAATGCCTGAGAAAGATAAAGGGTTCATAGAGATCCGAAAAGGCGAGGCAGTACGTTGTACAGGAAATTATTGCGGAGTATCGCAATGGTGTAGTCAGTATCAAGCAAGCTTGTTGGAGGAAACAGAATGAGAGCGTATTCAGTTTTTGCTAATGAAGACTCAAAATCTGTGGCAGTTAATTTTTCTGAGGAGTTTCTTGAGTTAAGTAATGAAGACAGACTGGACATTTTAAGTGATGCCATGAGTCAGTTGAAGTGTGTTCAATATAGATTAATACAAAGAATAAGGAGTGAGGAAAATGAAAGTTTATAAAAAGTTAGTAGCAGTACGTAGCGAGTTGCAAGCAATGTCGTTATCAAAGTCGGGTCACAATAAGTTTGCGGGTTACAAGTATTTTGAATTGGGTGACTTTTTGCCATCCATTCAAATGCTTTTTAACAAGCATGGCTTGTGTGACGTTATCTCTTTTACAGAAGACTTGGCTACGATGGTTATATACGACACAGATGATGGCAGTAGCGTGACGTTTACATCACCTATGGGTTCTGCCCAGTTAAAGGGTTGCCACGAAGTTCAAAACATCGGCGCAGTTGAAACATACCAAAGACGTTATCTGTATGTAACCGCATTGGCTATTGTTGAGCATGATGCGCTTGATGCGGTTACAGGATCTGCACCAGTAGAAGTAAAACCAGTAGTAAAAGAAGTGCCAAAAGAATCCGATGGCGATCTTGCACCACTTGCGGAGGTGTTGATTACCTTTGGTAGTACTTGCGAAGACCTAAAAGAGTTGTCAGGTTTTTGGAAGAAAAATCAGGCGGGCATCGACAGAATGAAGTCGCAGAAGCCTGAGTTGTTTAAACAAGTGCAGGAAGCATTTGCACAATATAAATCTAAATTTAAGGAGTGATGCATGGCTTACGATAAACCATACGAAGAGAAACCAAACACAGGATCGTTCTTTGCTAACAAAACAAAGACCAATCCTAAAGCCCCTGACTATCGTGGCAAGATTGTGCTAGATCTTAGCGCATTCGATGTAGTCAACGGAACGATTAGCGTTGAACTGGCGGGATGGAAACAGACTGCTAAGTCAGGCTTAACCTATTTACAAATCAAGGCGCAAAAGCCAAGAGAGCAACAAGCACAACCACAACAAACTAAAGCAGAGGAGTTGGATGATGATATTGAGTTCTAATTTACCTAAAAAACGTGGCAGACCTTTGGGTTCTAAAGATAAACGTGCTAGAAAGGTTGCTAAAAAAGTTGGCAGCAAGAGCAAAGCGTTTAAACAGGTTGATGAAAGTCTACGCTCTATGCCAAACATACCACCCATTCCAGTAAGAATTCTTAAGGATGAAATAGTTAAGGATCAAGAAATAAAGATTCTTAATCTTGAGCATCAAATTATTGGTTACAAAGCAGTCATTTCTTACCTTGAACATATGCTAGGACAAAAATGAACGCACTTCAGTTTGAAGCAGTCAAGATCGCCCTTAAACAGGACAAGACTGGTTTCGTACTGACACTTAATATCCACCCTGACGAGATCCCCGATGAGTTAATGCGGGATTTTGTTGGGGCACGATATGGTGTGGCGATGGCACGTATCGAAGACAACGAGACTGCCAAGCACTACGACAACCGTGTTAAGAAAGCGGGCATCCTATGTCGCTCTCACCAATTCCAGTTGTGGCTTAAAAAAGAAAACGAGCTAACGGTCGATAGCGAAGACGATGCAGTAGATGCTATTCATAGAATCTGCGGTATCAATTCACGAACCGAACTGAATGGCAACAGAGATGCCCAACAAAAATTTGATGAAATGGTAAATGATTATGAGCAATGGATCGAAGAAGAGCCTTTTTAACGAGCGCAATTCCATAACGATTTACCTTGAGCAATCCGAAAAGGAACGTATCACAAAGTATGCGGAAAAATCGGATATTAGCGTAGGTCAATTGGCAAGGGAGGCATTCAAGATGCGGATGGCTGGAGGAAATGACCCGTTCAACAAGGGATTCAATCAGGGTTTAAACGAGGCTATCCGTATTACCAACTCCTGCGAGGGTGCAACCATGATGTTTCCATCGGGCAAGACGTTTGCCAAAGTCGTTAGCGATGACATCGAAAAGTTCTTGAGGGAACATAAAGATGAATGATCAAGACTTGCGGGATTGCTTTGCTATGTTTGCAATGAATGGAATGTTATCTAGCGGTCTTAGAGATTATTCCGTGGCAAAAACTGCATACAAGATGGCAGACGAAATGCTAGAGGCACGTAGGGTCAAGGAAGAGCCTCAAGGAATTGTTGCAATTAAAAAGAAAAGGAACGTGAAATGAAAGATTGGATCATGGGTTTAATTGCGGGGCTATTGATCTCTGTGGCAATCCTTTCTTTTATGGCTTTGATTGCTACTAAAGCCTGCGCTCAAACCAGTTGGGAGAACAACCCACTCAATTATAAAAACAGTCCTTATAACTTTGACAACAGTCAATACAACTATAAGAACAGTCAATATAACTGGGAGAACAGTCCTTACAACTTGGATTCCAAGAACGGCATTTATAACAACGAAGGCAACCGCATTGGCTATGAAGTACGAAACAGTCAGGGCACTCGCAACATCTACGATAACAACGGCAACAGAATAGGTTATCAAAGATGAACCGCATTGAGTTCGGGGACTGCCGTGCCATCATGGAGGAATGGCACAAGCAAGGCATCACGGTGCAAACTTGTGTCACCTCTCCACCCTATTTTGGGCTACGAGACTACGGGGTTGATGGTCAGATTGGTCTTGAGCAAACAGTCGATGAATACGTGGCGGCTATAGTCGATGTGTTTAAACGGGTTAAAGACATTCTGGCGGAGGATGGAACGGTCTGGTTAAACCTTGGCGATAGTTACTATAACTACAGGGGTGGCAAGGGTCAGGCTTTGGTTAAGCAAACTGTTTCTAACAATCTTCAAGACCTACCGCAGGTGTGTGCTAGACGTGGGAATAAACAGGCTGGACTCAAGGAAAAAGACCTTATAGGAATCCCTTGGCGGGTCGCCTTTGCCTTGCAAGCGGACGGGTGGTATCTACGTCAAGACATCATTTGGAGCAAGCCTAATCCTATGCCTGAGTCTGTGCGGGATCGTTGCACCAAGAGCCATGAATATATCTTTCTGCTATCTAAGAACTCCAAGTATTACTTTGACAACGAGGCTATTAAAGAGCCTGTTAAAGAGGACTGGGGAACTAGGGACAGAAGTGATGGCAAGTACCACAACGAGGGATCAGGGCTTAGTCCCCATTCGGGACTAGAAAAGAGCTACGAGATGGCTAATAAGCGGTCTGTATGGACTGTTACTACCAAGCCATTTAAGGGTGCTCATTTTGCCGTATACCCGCCTGAGTTAATTGAGCCTTGCGTTCTTGCAAGTACCAAAGTAGGAGACATTGTGCTAGATCCTTTTATGGGATCAGGAACTACGGCTGCCGTAGCACAGCGTTTAAACAGGCTGTACCTTGGCAGCGAGCTGAACCCTGAGTATGAAGCATTACAAAAAGAAAGACTAAAACAACCATCATTGGAGCTACTATGAAAACATTATTAGAAACCCTTTGGGATTTTGCCTGCACGGTTGCCCTTTGGTTTGTACTTATTTTTGGATTTTTTATTGGGTTATTCCTAATGGGATTAACCTTTAAGGTGATTGCAAATGCGTTTATGGCGGGGTACTACTTATTATGAGCATACCGCTAATCATTGTTCTTGGGATTATCTATGCCTGCCTTGCGGTTGACTTATTCCTTAAGGGAAATACCCCATTGGCAGTCTGCTATTTTTCAAGCGTAATAGGTAACTTTGGTGCTTATATGATGGTGGCTAAATGAAGAATCTGTTAGATGCAATGGTCAGGGTTCGAGTTAATAAAAAAATATTTAATGATGCTCAAGAAATATTACAAGCAAATGGCTTGACTGTATCTTCTGCCTTAAGAATGTATTTAACAAAAATAGCAAACGGTGAGCTTGAAATTAAATTACAACAGGTATATAAAAAATGAACAAATACGAAGTTCTTTTATACGAAACTCAACTTAATACGTTGTTATATGAAGTAGAAGCTAGGTGTGAGAAAGAAGCTATTCGCATTGCGTTGCGTGAACACATGATTGAAGACCCAAAAGAAGAATGGGTTACTGGTCGCAAGATTGAAGGGGAAAAAGTTTATCTTATTGTGAATAACACCAAGGAAAAGGCGCAAAAGGAATGAACACTTTTCATCAAGACCTTGAGCGTGGCAAGGCTATAGAAAGAAAAGCCTTGGAAGTGATACGCAAAAAATATCCCTCAGCTAGTTTGATTGAGGCATTTAAAGGCTACGACATATGGATACCTGAGTTGCATAAATCGGTGGAGGTGAAGTACGACCCGATGAGCAACGAAACAGGCAACATTGTTGTTGAGATTGAGATGAATGGCAAAGCCTCTGCCCTGATCACTACGACTGCGGACTACTGGCTATTCTATGATGACCACGTATTTATGCTGATCAAGCCTATGAGTATCGTGAATTGTATTTTCCAGCAAAAGATGCAGTACGTTGACTTTATTGGGACTGGTGACAGATCTCCTAAGAAAGCTTTCTTAGTACCTAAAGAAGTACTTTTTAAATGTGGCAAACAACTGGAGGAGTGATGACAACATTTACAACTGAAGATCGTTTAAACGCAGAGGCTTTAAAAGATGTGTTCCAAAGTGTTTCAAAGAAAGTTTCTAAAAAAACTTTGTTAAAGTCTAGTCCTAGTTACACACCCTACATGACATCTACTGGTATTCAAATAGGGAAGTATTATCAACCGCCCAAGTATGTGGAGGAAGATACTGATATGTTAAGGCTACAGTCTTACCTTATTGGAGATCCAGAAATGCTTAAAAGGCAATACTGGCTCAGTTTTACATACAAAATGGTGCTTGCCTTTGCGTTGTTAGTCGTTATTTTGGTGAACAAATGATCACAATTCTGCTAACTTTTTTTGCCCTGATAGGGCTTGTTGTAACGTCTTTCTTTCTTTATGTTTTATTTATCATTTACTACGAGGACTAAATGGAAAAAGAGCCTGTACCTTTTGGCGGTTGGATGGATTCTGTTGATAATACTCTTGCGCACAAGCACGACCCTGTAAACCACCCTAAGCACTACACCACCCACCCATCGGGGGTAGAGTGCATTCAGATTACCGAGCACATGGGATTTAATCTTGGCAACGCTATGAAATACATATGGCGGGCAGACGAGAAAAACAATGCGGTTGAAGACTTACGCAAGGCGGTTTGGTACGTCCAGCGTGAAATAGCCAAACGCATTAAGTAACGTTTAAACATGGCAACCAAAGATGAAAAAGATCACTTTAGAAAGATTGCGGAATTCGGGTGTGCGCTCTGCCACAAGCTCGGTTACGAGGGGACTCCAGCGGAAATCCATCACATTAGACGAGGTGGCATACGAAGCAAGTCTCCTGTTATCCCGCTCTGCACGGAGCATCACCGAGGAAATTCCAGTATTCACGGACTGGGTAGAAAGTTGTTTGAGCGCACCTTTCAAACGACAGAAGAGGAACTCTTGGAAATGGTATCAGTCAAGTTCCCGCCACCAAACTAATAAGGAAATCAAATGAATTATTCAAAAGATCAATATGAAATGACTCAGGAAAGCATTGCTGAGGCAATGCTTCTCAATAAGAGTACTGTAGGTGACATTCAAAAAAGGGCACTAGAAAAGATGAGAAAAATTCTAGAAGAGCGTGGTATATCAGCAAAAGACTTATTGGAGGACAAATGATTGAACATATAGTAAAACCGCAACCCTTAGATAACGACATTGCGGTAGTCAAGATTCTCCAGCTGCTGGGGCAACTAAGTTTAAACGACATACAGTATGTTTTGCAAATAACCGAAACAGTTTATACAAAGGTGAACGAAGATGACATGGAATCTACGGTTAGTTGAGATGGTGGCGGAGGAGTGCCAAGACGAACGATACATTGAAATCAGAGAAGTTTATTATGACCAACTTGGCAAGCCTATGGGTCATTGCAGAGCCACGGCGGGTGGAGAAAATGTAGAAGAAGTCAGGCAGTATTTGACGTGGGCATTAGAGGCTTTAGATAAACCAGTATTAACTTTTGGAGATGACGATGGAGATAGCGGTCAAGATAATCAAGGAGAATAAAGATGGTTCAGCCAACGCTGAGGTTAAGTTTGATAAGCGAGGACTCGAAGTCCTCGTCCAATGGGGTATTGTTGCTATGCTTACCAAAGCAGTTGATGAGTACAAAGTTAGACCCGATGAAGCTGAAATATCTATTCAACCCAGCACTAAAAGGGCAGTTACCAAAAAAGTAACTAAGAAGACTATAAAATGATATACCTGATTGGTTATTTCTTATTAGATCATTTTGATGCTCCTAGCTGGTACTTTAATTTGTTTTGGGCAATTATTGTAGGAGAGATTTTGTTTGCTATTGTTGCTGGAATGGTTAAAGGAATCGTAGAAAAATGAGTTCTAACCTCATCATCGTTACTGGCTTGATCTATGCTTACATAGCACTAGAGCAAGCCCTTAAAGGTAATATGGGGCTTGCTTGTATGTACTCTGGTTACTGTTTTGCCAATTATGGCGCTTATCTGATTGCTACTAAATGAGCTTCACCATTTATACCCATAAAGGTATAAAAGTTATTCAATACTTCTTTAATATGGATGAGCTTATTAAATCAATGCTTAATAACCCTAAAGATGTTTACCACAGAAATGTGTAATATATTGTACAATTGTTGCACCGCAACATAAACTTAGGAGAAAACCATGTTTACATTTGAAGAGCAGTACAAGAATTTCAAACAACTAAGCGAGCGTACTAAAGAGTCTTATGAGTTTTGGTACAACGTAGTAGTGTCATCTTGGGAAGAGTTGTTTAAACCCAAGCAAAAGTAATCAGTTCCAATCAGTACCCAAAGGTTGCTTTTTGCAACCTTTTTTATTTACCGAACGGTGCATTTGTAAAGAAATGTGTAGTTAATTACACAAAAGTTACCGAACGGGGCATTTTGTAAAAAAAAATATGTATCTCATTGTGTACACAAATAGGACATTTTTATACATATGGGCATAAACGTATATACAAAATATATACCTTTGGGTATCAAAGCTCCAAGGGATCGAAGCCCAGTTCTGTGGCTACTAGGCGGCATCGGTCTCTGAATGGCTTGCCGTGGTGTAGCCACTTGTCACCCTTTTGCCTGTAAAAGCTCATGTGGATCATTTCATGCGCCAGCGTGGTCATCATTGTGTAGTAGTGCCCGCAACGACCTGATGAGATGGTAACTGTATGCTCGTAGTCTTCCCCAGTATCGTAGAGGTAAGTTCCCATTATCTCTGGATCAGCCGTAACGATAAACTCGACCTCCTCTGGCAGGGGCATTTTCCACTTGGTAAAGGGGTAGCAACAGTACAGAGAAGCGTATAAGTTGCGTACCACGTCTGAGTTGAGCTTCATGTTTAAACCTTATTAATGCAGCCACGAAATTCAAATTCGTCCTCTCCCGAAACCATAATCATTTCGGGCATCAACATCCTACCGTTTTCCCACGATAACATTACAAAGCCTGACCGCCAGTCAGTTGGCGCATCTTCCGTGTAATGTATGAAACAGTCGGACTTAGGGTTTGCAAGGCATCCAGTCTGCACCCCCCATCTCGTTCCATTATAGTCAGTGATCGGAAAGGTGGAGAGATTGTGCGTATGCCCTGTAACCATATTACAGCCGCTGTTTAAACTGTTCCCCCTCGTTGCCCCAAAACCACCCTTCCAGCGGTGTTTGATTACGGTGTCCTCGTTTACCCAAAATGACCAGCACGATTTCCACATAGGGAAGTGGTCTTTAAGGGAAAACCCTAATACCCCCTCGTAAGTGGCGCTACCGTTATTAGCAAGAAATGTTTCAAAACGGGCATCATGATTACCTAAACACCAAATTAGTTCAGTATTTTTACTGGCGGCGGCTTCAATCCCGTCCATCATCAGCTTACAGGCATCAAGCTCTTCTTTGACCGTGGGTGTTTGAGACCAGTTAATTCTTTGATGTTTGCTGACCTGACTGCCGTCAAAAATATCTCCGTTGGCTACGATGGCTTTAATCTCATGTTTAAACGTCTTGATCATCAGCAGCAGGGCTTTGTACGCAGTTGTTACCTCATCAGGCTGGAAGTGGGCATCGCTAAATACAATAACCCGACCTTTTTCAATATCTATTCCCCGCCTGACATGACCGTCAGTCTCTTCAATCTTTTTGATGATTTTTGCTGGACTGTTGGGATTGCCAGGTCTTTGTGGGTCTGTGGTTGGGAGTTCTATGTTGTATTTAAACTCCAACGTTCGTCTTCGGGAATGGGCTGAACGTATGCCCATTTTGAATCTTTGGGCGACAAGATTTGGCGATCCTAAAGCTCTCCAAGCGGAGATAAAATCTTCATCCGAAACGAAATAATTTGACATCAAAAGCCTCCGTAAATTGTTGAATTACAACAATAAATCATATATGACTTTTGTGACAAATGCGATTTATTTATCGAATACCCAAGGTATCTGCCAATTTAACACCCTGTTGTGCTACTCGGTTGTATTGAGCGGTTAGCTTATTGACCATTTCTCTACGCTCATCGGGCGGGATATTTTGATTGTTGTTAGTGGCTTCAATTGCCTTGCGGATAGCAGTCATGGATGTAGCCACCCTACGCAGGGCGGGAGCGGATGCCATGAGCTTACGCTTGTCTTCATCTTGCATTAGTTCTACTGCTTGTGCGCCCAGACCAGACTTTGTCATATCGCTAAATTCTTGCGCTACTTGGTTGGCAACTTGTGATATTTGATAGAAATCAGCAACGGCTTTGTCTGAGTTTGGATCAGTTAAGAATGCTTTGAAGAATGGTTGTTTAGCCAAATTCTTAGAGGTAGGCTCTTTGCCCTGTACTGTAGTAACAAGATGATCAGCCAAGGAGAATGTAAATGTACCAGCCTCTGCAAAGTAACCTTGCACCAAAGCATCGATCTTGGCGGGGGACAGACCGATTGCGCCCAAACCAGATTGACTGAGGAACTTAGCGGTTTCACTAGCGTTTCTGCCACGCATCTCAACTGGCAGTCTGCCTTCGCCAATACTCTCAATTGGATTGCCAGTAAAGAATGAGTAGTTAGTAATGACTTCCAAGGCAGGTTTAACACCCTGCGGTACAGGAACTCCACCAGTAGGTATGTTGTGTAAGAAACCGTCTTTGTACGACTTCAGTATCTCTTTGCCTGTTGCGTTTCCAGCCAAACCTCGTATAGCCACCTCTGGCAAGGTCTTAAACATGAATCCAACCTCATACGGAACGGCTACTTTAAGGAAGCCTTCGCCTGTTGGGTTTTTGATCAGCCAGTTATTGTCTTTGATGTAGTTGGGTAACTTTTGATATTCCTCGTCATCTTGCATCAACATAGCGTAGGCGATACTGCTGCCAAACATTAAAGCTGCACGCTGTTTAAACAGCTTCTGTGCAGCAGCCTTCTCTGCTGGCGGTAAGTTGTAGCCTGTAGCCGCACGGTATACGGTATCCAAAGAAGTGATGGATGCAGAAAGGAACGGAATCATCTGGCGCAGAGCGTTTAAAGTCTCTGAGTTGCCATGAACCATGAAGTTAATAGACTCACGGGCTTTCATAACAGCGAAGTTTATGGCTTGCTCTTCGGTCATGTTTCTGTCTAAGGCGGCTTGTTTTTCTTTTTTAAAGATAGCCACACGGGTAGATGCGTCAGACGCTTCATGTATCTGCATTAACTTGTGGAACATCTTGCTTAAATTGCCTTTTGGCAATTGTTCTTTACCAGTTTGGTTAAGGTAAGACTGTAGGTCTAGGGTGCTATCGTACTGCCCAATAACCCCACGTTCAGCCAATATACGAGCCTCTGGCGAGTTCTTTGCAAGCACATTGATAAACTCTTTAGCTGAATGGAATGGGGTTGTAATGCCACTATTAGCCACCAAAGCCGCATGGATTGGGTCACGAATAAGTTGACGAATCCAGAACATTGGGTTAATCAAAGCACCTGCACGAAGGATGTTAGTAGCCCCGCCAAAGAACTTAAGTATTGGGCTTAACTCATAATGATGTGTCTCAAAGGCGGCTAGGTCTACAGGGTTATCCACTATGACATGAACCACACCATCGCTATCTGCCAACTTATTTGTTGGGTCTTTGTAGCGTAGGTTGATACCTTCAGTTAAAGGAGCGCCAACCAACTTGCCGCCTTTCATTCTCGATGGAATACTAGCCGCCTCAGCCAGAATTAATTGCTCTACCGCAAGCTTGCGCACTTGATTTTGATAAGCGCCAGCCAACATAGATGCGTACTGCTTATCGATGTTTTCCCAAATGTTGCGCTCTAATTCAGCAGAACCTTTGAGCTTATGAATCTTGGGAGTGGACTTTAAACCAGCGGCGGTATAGCCTAGTTGGTTTTCCATCATCTCTTCTAGGTCTGCGTTAGAAGCCGCTAAAGACACATAGTACTTCTTGGAGCGATACTCATCAGCTTTTTTCTTGTCTAATAGACCCACTTCTTCCCATAGATTTAACAAGCCAGTATTGACGTTTTTCCAGATATCAAAGATTTGCTCTAGCTCAGGGACGTTTTGAAGTTGTTGTTCTGCCCACGCAATCTGCTCAGGCTTAATTTGTTTTTCTCTGTTTACGTGGTTCTTAACATTTTTCTGTGTTTTGTTAAATGCGGCATCTTCTGCCATGATTTCTTTACCACGGAGGGCACGAGCAACCTCAGCCACATAGCCCCTGCCGCTCAAACCAGAGTCGGTAACGTACTGGTTATTGTTTAAACGGTCTGCTATTGCCTGGCTGTTAGCCAGGTTGTTTACGTCATCTCTTTGGATGATGACAGTACCATCAGAATTAATGATGGGGATACCTGTCTGCAAACCATTGCGGATAATGTTAATAGTCTGAGCTTTGCCTCTAGCCAGCAAATCGGCACGTAGAACACCATTCTTATCATAGATTGGGCTATCTCTTAGACTTCTTGCTAGTCCCGAATTGGGGTCAATAAACGCTATGCGAGCCTTTATCCGTTCTTCTGGATCTTTAAAGAACTTCATAACGTTAGTGATGGTGTCGGTTAAACGCTTGCCAGCAGTCTCATTTGGCAGTAGTGTTGTAAACGTGCCTTGTGGAGGAGCGTTAACTAAAGATAGCTTCTTCTTAACACCTAACGTGCCAGTTTTGCGTGGCAAGTTTTCAGCCTGTCTTTCGATCTCATCTGGGCTAATAACTTTAGCTGCCTGTTTAAACGCTTTAGGCACTTCAGACTGAACAATGTCGCCCTCTTCTGTAGCACGTACAGATATGCCTTTAGCCTTTAACCCTGTCTCTTCTACTGGCGGCTGAATGTTTCTGCCGCTCCACTTAGGGTTTCCATATCTACGTTGTACGTTTGGATTACTGTACATCGTAGTGACACCATAGAAACCATTCATTGGGGTTACAACCATTGCATCGTCAGTCTGTGAGTCGTACAGGATGAACTGTTTGCCGTCTGCATAGACACGGTTAAAGCGCTTGGAAAGGCTCTCAATGTGCAGAATGGTGTCCTCTAGGGCTTCTTTGGTAACCGCTACTGGTCTGTGAGCCACGTCTGTCAAAGCACGCTCAAGGATATGTTTAGCGCCGTAGGCTTTGCCCCTTTCATCACCTCTAGTGCCGATTTGAAGGCGGATAGGACGCTTAGGAAGTGGGGAGTTTACTGGCATAAACCCTAAGTTACCTAAAGCATTAGGGTTCTTATCAGATGTCAGGAATGTATCAGGCTCTAGCTTGTTTAAAGCAAGAGAGAAGCGAATGTCTTTGGATTCTGTGGGCGCTTGGTTGGTAAAGGATTTAATCTGATTTGAGTCATATACCGCAAGGTTTTTATTGCCGCCTTCGCTTACGTAAAACCCATCAAATCCAAGAGCTTTAATTGCTTTTTGAAATTGAGGATTTTCTATTGCTCGCCAGCTTCCAACTTTAATATCACCTCTCCAGTTAGGAACTTGGTCAGAAAGCACTGAATGCGCCCGCCAATCTTCTTTCCTCATTTCATTTACTTTTTTAGTTATGGCATCAATGTGTGCTGGATTTGCATAATCAAAAGGATTGTTTGCTTTTACAAATACTGGAAGAATGTTTTTTGCTCCAGATACATCACGATTAACATAATCTAACAAGTCGGAATAGCCGCTATCTAGGTAGAAGCCCCTTGAAAGTTTTTCACCTTTTTTAAGTTTTCTAATATCTTTTGCTATTAAGTCGGTATCTCTGCCTTCTTCCTCCAATAGTTTTCTGACTTCTTGTAATTGTTGAATTTGACCTTCTGGAGTAGCAGAATTAAACGCAACTGCTTCCATATAAGACTTACTTAAGTTAGAAAAGTCTTCGGCAAACCTAGGATTGTCTGTTAAGAAGATTGCATTAGCTTGTTTTGGTCTGAACTCTGTAATGTCCTGTGCAGTACCGTGGTAGTAAACTTTAGGGCTACCATCAGCATTGGTGATCTTGCTGTCGCCAAACCATTGTTTAAACTCTTTGGTGTCTGGAGCAGAAATAGAATATTTAGGTGACTTCTGAACCGCTTGAGCCTGTGCCTCAACAGCTTGATCGTAGTCTTGATAAAGCACACCAGTTTCGTTGGTTGGTCTTCTGTTGTTTGTAGGCTCATAAGCCATAAACACAACGTCAGGCTCACCATCATTAAACTTGCTAAATGTTTCTTTGTTCCAATCTGGTGGTTTCTGATCTTCGCTCCACTTTAAACGAGACGCAATTTGGAAGCCGTTATTGAAATAGAAGTCAGGCAATACAGTATCAAAGCAATCTAGCTTTCTACCGCCTTCTTGGATTGCCAGCTGCATGATGCCGTTTACACCACCTATGTGAGGAGGCTGTGAAAACACCGAGACGATGTCATTATCTTTTAGCGCAAAGCCAGCTTTGCCATCATCGGTCATAAACATACGCATATTAGCGTAATCTTCTACTGGATATACGTAGACCGATGCACCGTATGGGTTGTTTTCTTTAGAGGCAGCAATTGCCTTTTCAAATACTGGAGCAGAATCCGCACTAAATTCATAGAACTTAGGCGCATTTACGTCAATACTCTTTAAGGCATTTTTAAACTTAATTACAGGGGAATACTCTGCAATTGCTCTTTCGCCTAGAACCCGAAAGCCTTTGCCATCTTTTCCGCTTCCTCTGCGGTAAGTTTGGGGTGTCTCCGCATTGAGTTCTCGATAGGATTGTAAGATTCCTTTGGCAAGGAAGTGCTTGAGTTCTTTGCCAGCAAAGCCTGAAACTCTTCCTTTGGTGCTAGTTTCAACGGGTTGTTCTTCACCGCCTCGTTGTACTGTTCCTGTTCTGTCAGCATATTCTTCCTCCGTTTGCTTTGCTATTTTTTGAATTAATTCTTCTGGTACACCATTCTGTTTTGCTAACTTAGCTGCTGCGTTTGCATAATCAGGAGCTTCATCATCTGTATAGTTCTCTGATATTTTGCTTTCTTTTGCCGCATCATACAAACGTCTTTCAGAATACCAAAGAGCGGCTTGTAAGTCTGCCATTGTAAGGTTTGGATATTCTTTTTTCTGCAAATCTTTTAGGATGTTGTTAAAAATCAACCTAATGTTGTTGCGCTCACCGCCACCTTGTGGAGCTTCTTTCTGCCCATCAAGGTAGCCGTTTAGGGTGTTTGCTGAAAGACGTAAAGCATTGCCACTTGGTGTCTGGCTTAGATACTCTCGCAGATCTTTTTTACCAAATATCTTGGCTAAACGCTCAGAGAAAGCCGCAATAGATGCGTTATCTTTAAGGATGGCATCAATAGCTTCTGATGTGATTGGCTCTTTAAGTACAGTACTTAAGTTTTCACGTAAATCTTTATCAGTTCTAAGCTGAGATAAGGCGGCTCTAGTTTCTTTAAGGTACTTAGCAACCATGTCTGGACGCTCAGTAATTAAAGATCCTGTCCAGCGACCCCATGTACGCATCAACCAACGATCCATCGTTAGCTTGTCAAAGATGCCGTTTAAGTTACTAAAGAATCCGTTACCAATTTTAGGACCGAGAATGGCTGCGCCCAATACTTTGGTATCTGCAAGTTCTTCTGCCAACGGCAAGTTAGTAATTCTTCTTAACTGGTTAACGGTAAACTCAGTAGCCATGAATTGACGTACATCATCAATTCCGTATTTCTCTACCATTTCGTTGTAAGTGTTTAAACCTTGGTTAATAGCTTCTTGTGCTTCGCCAGCCTGTATGTTGGTAGGCATCTTGCCAGTTTGTTTAAACTGTCTATACGCTTGTTCAGCCAGCTCAAAGTTTTTATCTACCTTCATGCCGTTAGATGTAACGGCTAAAGCCCAAGTAAAGGCAAATTTAGCATCAGGATCTGTGTTGATTTCTGGATGCATTAAGCCAATAATGTTTAGGGCTTTTTCTACGGTCTTGTCGTACCAGCCAACTGCGTTAGGCTGTTTCTGTAAAGAAAACTCAGCGTCCTCTAAGCCAATTTTATTTAAGTATTCAACCGTCTTGTCATCCATAGATGACAGATCCAAACCATTCTTTTTGGCGGTGTCTAAAGCACGTTTTTGCAACTCTACTTTTAGATCTCTATTGGTCTTAAAGTTAGCGGAACGAGCCAGCTCATCGGCGGCTTGCAAGTTGGATACCTTAGAAATTGAATACTTAAAGTCTTTCTTTGAGCCAAACTTAGCGTTTTTAGCCAGCACAAGCGGACCAATTTGGATAACCTCATCGGCAGACAAAATTGGCTGTGTTGTTTTGCGGTCATAGAAATAACTATGACGCTCTGGATCCATGCCTACTTGCGTCCACGCTGGGTCTTTTAAAGCTTTCTTTGCTTGTGCAATGGCTTGTTTTTCATTAAGCGGATTCCACTCTCCACGAATTACTCCAAACGGAGATTTGTTTGCTTCATTAGTAGCAACTTTTAAACTTTTATCCTCTGGCAATATCATCTGTGCATTTTTGACAGAAGATACGGAATCGTATACCGTAGGTTGCTGTTTGCGGTGTATAGAGTTTACCCATACTCCGTGGTCTCTATAGGCGGGAATATCTAAACGAAGATCTGTTTGTTCGCCAGCAGGAATTTCTTTGCCTTTGCCAAAATTCTCTCTTTTGTTTTTATCTAAAGCATTGACTGCTTCTTCTGTTGTGGCTGGCTGGGGAACAAAATCATACGGAGTGACTGGTTTGTATCTATTTACTAGCTTATCGTATTGAGCGGCAGTCATTTCGCCAGCCTCTACTTTTTTAGCCGCCTCAGTCAATTCTGGTACACGCTTAGTAACATCCTTGAAGTTCATATCCAATCTGCGGGTATCAGGCTTGGAGAATCTGGCGGGGTTTAGCACTTCGCCCGCTGGAGCCACTTGTGCTCTTGTGCCTGACTCAATGCTTCTAAAGATGCTGTCTGCGCTTTGGAATCCAGCACCAGTAAATCCATTACGGAGAGCTTCAAACATCAGCTTGAGCTTCTCGTAGATAGCACCAATCATGCCCTCTGGAGCGCCATTCTTGTCAAAGTATCTAAATGCTTCGGCAATAGCCTCTTCTTGGATATAGCTGTCAAAGCCAGCCAATGTCTTGTTATCTTTCTGGTAGATCTGCTTGTAATCTTCGTATTTGCCAGTTTTTTTAATAAAAGTGTCTAGCCACTCGCCCTTAGCTTTATTAGTTAAAGCCGACCATTCATTGTCTTTAAAACCGCCTAGTTCCCGTAGCGCATGGATAGACTCATGGCGCATAGACCCCATCGGATTAGGCTTGTCTAGGGCTACGTGGATCAGGTTATTAGCCCACATACCATCGGCTCTACCGTTTTCGATAGAATCCATGACCTTTAGACCCACATTTTCCAAGCCAAAACGCTTCATTTCTGGCAGTAGCATTGCCGCAATTTGAGGGGCACTTTGCTTCACTTCATCGTTGTAGATGCTAGGGTCTGATTGCTTGGCTAATTCTTCCTTTTCTTGTGCCTTTGTAGGCTCTAAAACGGGCTTAGGAGGCGCTGCTTGACCACGGCTAATAGCTCCGATAGGGGCGGCTGTAATAGCGCCTATGGCGGCATCTCTGGCGGCAGATCCAATAACTCCCTGCATAGGATCTCGGTCAATACCCTCTCTAGCTAAAGCTAAATTCGTTGCGTATTGTTCTTGACCAGCCTGTAGACCCTCAAATGGAGCTTCGGATGCGGCAGCCATTGCTGCTCTTGGCAGCATTTTAGCGTTTAAACGGGTTGCAACGCCAGGCGTTACCAAACTCTCTGCACCGTATCTACCAGCCGCAGCCCCTAAAACCGCCCCTAAACCAAGCTGAGGAGCGTTTTCCATTGAATATGATTGGGCTTGTAAAGCTCTTTCAGCCGCCACTTCTGGGCTTGCGCCCTGAGCCTCAAGCTCTCTTTTAACGTTTTCGTAGATAGAACCTTTAATTGCGCCAGTACCTTGTAGCGCACCAATGCCAGTGTTTACAGCTCTAGCACTAGGAGCCGCCAAACTAAGCGCTCTAGCTCCAGCACCCAATCCACCTGCCGCCACGTAAGGTGCAAAAGAACCTACTGCCTGAGCAATAGATTGAACTGGAGCTTCAGTTACACCGCCTAAATAGGCTTTAATTTCTTCGAGGGTGCTACCTGATTTAACGGCTTCATCTATGATCTGTTGCCGTTTTTGCATTTCTTCAATGCGTTGGGGTCTATATTGTTTTCCCAGTCTTTCTTGAATACCACCAAGATACTGAGAAGCAACGTTATCTGCCCCAGCTACATCGGTTAAGGACTTACCAGCTCCAACAACACCTTGTTTAAACGCAGTGGCAATGTCGCCTAGGTTGCTAGTGTTTTGTTTAACTGCTGGTTCTGTTGAAGCAGAAACTCCGCCAGAAACCATAGAGATCATCTTGGCTAATTCACGAGCGTCTTCCTTGTTACCAGCGGCATCCGCTCTTTCTAAAGCTAGAAAAAGATCATCTATTTCTGCCATATTTTTACTTAGGTAAATACTTACTTAATAAAGACTCTTGTTTTGGTGTAAACGTAACACCGCTTGACGATTCTATTGGTAAATCAGGAAAAGCTTTCTTGCGTAGTTGTAACGTTATTTTTTCATTGTTAATTCTATCAAGCGCTTTTGCTAATCCCGCTTCATCGCCAACTAATGCTGGATTTTTAGCTATCAAAGCATCCATTTGGTTTTTAATATGAGTGTTGTATTGGTTAACCGCAATTTTCTCTTGTTCAGTGCCATGTTTTTTAACATCTAACTCATACTGTTGTTGTTTCATAGCACGGTTGTAGGCTGCATTCTGTCTTGCAATGTCTTCTGCGCCTTGATAACGAGTAGCATATAACATACTCTTATCTAAAGCAGCTTGTTCAGCGCCACGTTGTTTTCTGGCTTCTCCAAGGCTTTGAACGCCAGCTAAAGCGCCTTTACCAATATTTTCAAACGCATACGGAGATGTACCGCCAAGCATTCCTAAGCCAGCAGTGAGCAAAGCCATGTTTTTATCATCGCCTCTTTGTTTTTCAATAGCTGCTTCACGAGCCAACATTCTTTCTATTTGCTGGTCAAGAAGAGATTTAGGCGCTTCTTGCTGTGACGCTGGAGCAGCTTTTGCCATGTTTTCAGCTTGGTATAAAGCAGCGGCTTGGTCAAAATCTCTAAATTCTTGTTCTGAAGGGTAATTACTACCTACAGAAACGTTTTTATTTGTTGGCGTGTTTGCAGCAGCCCTTTTTGCTGCTAATTGTGGAGCGCTGT